AAAAGGCGAAATACTCGAAGTCATGCGTAAAGCTGAAAAGAGATACAAAGCGGCTGTCGAAAACGTCAGACAATGGCATAAGACAGAATACGAGCGTATGGAGAACGAATACAACAGCATCGAAAACAAGACGCTCGAAGATCGCAAGCAGAACTTGAAAGATTACAAGAAACTGCGTCGTGAGTACGACACGCGATATGACATTGAATGCCGTATAGCCATGAATGGCGTTGATAAGCTCGAAGATATCTACGATGCTTTGAACGACGGTTATCTTCGCGGTAAAGTAATCGATGGCGTTGAAATTCGCTATGGACACGGTGACAGCTACTATAGAAGCAGGGATAAACAAGTCGAAGAAATCTGGGCGAATTACTGCGCACTGTCGCTAACACGTCCCGATTTGATAGAGCTGCTTAGACAAGACCAACCAGAGCTAGTGAAAAGCATGGACGCTATGCGCGATGAGATTCTAGGGGGTTTGAATGGATGAGCTAGATAAGCAAATAGCAATCCTCAAACTGCTGGATTCTGTCGAGATTCCACCGCCATTGATGAATTACTTTGATTACGACTCTACAGAGTTGCTAGATAAGAAAATCGAAGTGCTGACAGAAATGAAAAACGGCACACCGATAGACAACATCGACGGCGGTTATTCGATATTCGAGCTGCTACCGTTCGACCAGCACTGGGATTAACCCAAAGCGACAACCAAGGAAACAAGCGTCCATCACGGGCGCTTTTTTCATATTACTCATTGCACGTGAGGTTAAACGTGCACCGTTTACGCGCATGGGCGCGGGAAAGGGGCGAGTCATGCCCGAAAACACCGAGACGGTGGAGAACGCCACGCAGGGCGCACCTGCGGAGCCTGAACGCACATTCACGCAAGCCGAGATGGACGCTATCATCGGTGACCGCTTGAAGCGCGAACGGGCAAAATACGCCGACTACGACGAAGCTAAGGCGGCTCTCGATGAGCTGACGCAGCTCAAAGAAGCCAACAAGAGCGAGTTGGAGAAGGCGGTCGAGGAACGCGACAAGTACAAGGCCGAAATCGAAGCCATGAAAGCCGAGAAAGAACACGCCGACCTGGTTGCCAAGGTTGCAGCCGAACAGGGCGTTGACGCTTCGTTGCTTGCTCGTATGAGCGGTGACGTTGAAGATAACGCGGCTTTCCTTAAGGCGCAGATGGAGAACACGCCGAAGTACGAAGCTGTCCACGACGGCGGCGAGGTCAAGATTCCTCAAGTCAAGACGGACATTCCCATCATCTTCTAAAGGAGAAAAACAATGGCACGTATTGCATCTCTCAACATTCTTCTTTCCACTACTGGCAACGACTACCTCGCCGAGCAGTACGGTGCGGTCATCGAGAACGTTCAGAAGAACTGCATCTCGCAGCTCATCAAGAACAACGCTCTGTCCGGCACTCCTGGCGCTGGCACCTACGAAGCCAAGCGTTTCGAGAACAAGACCTCGAACGCCTACGGCACCGCTCGTGCTGGTGGCGCTGGTCAGGCTATCAAGGCAACGCCTGTTACTGTTCCCGTGAACGTTGACAAGGAAATCATTGTCGAAGCTGAAACCAAGGACGTTACGCTGTACGGCGTGGACAACCTCGTAGAGCGCGAAGCCGCTTCTGCCCAGAAGTCTATGATTCGTGAGCTGGAAAAGGCTTTCTTCGCTGAAGCCGTTTCCGCTGGCTCCGCTTACACGCCTGGCACTGGCGTTACCGCCATCGAGGACGTTATCGAGGGTCTGATTCAGGCCGTCGAGACTGTCCAGAACAACTTTGTTGACGGCGTTGAGCGCGACATGATTACCCTGGTTTGCGCACCTGCCACCTATGGCAAGCTTCGCACCTACTTTGACGCTGTTTCCCATGACGGCAACGCCGAGTCTTTCGGTACGTTCCACGGCGTTAAGGTGTTCAGCTCCGTTTACCTTCCTGCTGGCACCCAGGCCATCGCAATGGCTGACGGCTCCATCGCGCAGCCTGTTCTGCCGACCGTGGCACCCGCGCAGAAGATTCCGCTGTCGAACGCTGTTGCTTTCGGCATGTTCTACAGCTACGGCACCAAGGCCGTCGCTGCTGACCTCATTTTCAAGTACTAGGAGTTAACCAATGAAATTCCGCGACAAAATGACTGGTGCCATCTATGAGCCAACCGAAGCGGTCGCGGCAATGATGGCTGACAATCCGAACCTCGAAAAGGTCGAGCAGAAGCCGACTCCTAAAGCGGCTGCAAAGAAAGCACAACCGAAAAAGGAGCAGTAAATGGCTTTTGCGGATGTATCAGATTTGGAGTCGCGCTGGCGTGAACTTTCAACCGACGAAGAAGCACGTGCAAATGTGCTGCTCGGTGATGCGTCCGTTATGCTTTCGGCGCTCGTCAACGTGGACAATAGCGACTATGAGCAATCAGAGCTATTGAAGATGGTCTGTTGCAACATGGTTATCCGCTCGATGAGCGCCACGGCTGCTGACTCTTTTGGAGTCTCGCAAACGTCTATAACTGCTGGCCCTTATACACAGAGTTTCAGCTACAGCAATCCTAGCGGCGATTTGTATCTCACGCGGTTGGAGAAACGGCTGCTAGGCATCGGCGGCAAGATTGGCATTGCACGACCGAGTTATGGAAGGTTGGAGAGCAGCGATGATTAACGGGCGCACAGTTACCGTACTAACGCCTACGTCAAGCACAACCGACCGATTCGGTGAACCAGTGCCGGGCACGCCTACCGAGCAGATCGTGGACAACGTTCTAATTGTTCCTGGCTCATCGCGCAATCTCGATGCAACACGTCCAGACGGCGTTACAGTCGCTTTCACGCTGCACTTCCCAAAGACGTACAGCGGCGATTTGCGCGGCTGTAGCGTCGTTCTAGACGGCGAATATGCTGGCGAGTATCAAGTTGTTGGCATTGCATACCCTTACCAAAAGGAGAATTGCCCACCTGGGTTACCTTGGTATATGGAAGTAGAGGTTGGAGTCGTTTATGGCTGACAAACTCGAAATCCACTGGGACAAGGCCGCTCTTGGTCGCGCTATCGGCTTGTCTGATGAGACTCTAGAAGGAATCACGCAGGCCACGAACCGCATAGCGTCGAACGCGCAGAGCATGAGCGCGGGTTTTCGTACAAAGAAATGGCACGACCACGCGACGGGCGAGACGAAGGGCGATACGCCGACGAACTACGTTGGTAATGTTCAGACATTGAGCAACGCGCACGTTGGCATTGTTTACACGGGCAATTATTCAGCCTACAAAGACAACCTGGAAAACAATACTCTTTTGAAGTCGGTGAGCTAACATGGCTAACGTTTACTCAATCGAAGAAGCTGTGAGAAATTGGCTTGTCGGCATGGGGTATAACGCTTACGTGCGAGTACCTAAGAACAGGCCGCAACGCTTCGTTACCGTCGAGCGCACAGGCGGCGGCGTTGAAAACATGGTGGACTACCCGCTTGTCGCTGTTCAGACGTGGGCGCAGACTCAAGCAGAAGCAGAAGAAGATGCTGCTGCTATTCGCATGGTGGCGCTCGTCGGCAACTTGCCCGAAGGCGTCCACTCCATGAGGGTCAACGCTGGCCCTTACAAGTTCTACGACGAGGACTCAATGCAGCCACGTTATCAAGTCGTTTTTGACGTGGCTTGCCAACTCGTCAACTAAGCAATCAAAAACAATGAAATAAGGAGGTAGCTTTCTATGGCTACTATGAATGCCGAACAGGTTACAGTTGGCGCTGCTGCTGCGACTGGCGCTATCTTTGTCGCTCCGCTTACCGCTACGCTTCCGACTGATGCAACCACGGCGCTTAGCTCCGACTTCGCGCTGCTCGGCTTCACGTCTGACGCAGGCGTGACCATTTCCGAGTCCGGCAACACGCAGTCTATCTATGCTTGGGAAGGCCGTACCGAGGTATACACCACGCGCACCGAGTACACCGAGCAGATCGCGTTTATGCCCATCCAGTGCAACGCAGATGTGGCAAAACTCATCTGGGGCGATGACATGGTTATTGTGGGCAGTGACGGCGCACTTACCTGCAAGCACCACGGCAAGACTATGGAGCCTGTGCTTATCGTCATCGAAACCACGCCACGCGAGGGCATCGTGAAGCGTTTCTGCCAAAAGGCACAGCTCACCGAGCGCGGCGAACAGACGATGGACGGCACGCAGGTTGACGGTAGGCAGTTGACGTTCAACAACCTTGCCGATGAAAACGGCGTGACCTGCTACGAATACACTGCTTTTAATTAATCATGGCTGCGCGTAAACCTTCTAACACCGTCGAGATTGACGGCGTGAAAATCAAAGTTGACAGCGCGTATCTAAAGTCATGGGACGGCGTGCGGCAGGCTGTGGAAATGCAACGTCTCGCAGCCGATGATGAAGCGTCAAACGAAGATAAGTTCATGGCTGTGTTTGACTACTACAACAACGCCATCGAGAACATGGATGAAGTCGTGGACGCTCTCGGCGGCGGCTCAACGCCTATCGAGGATGTTTTCGCTATCTGCTCTAAAGCACTCTCCATCAGTTCAGAAAAAAACTAGTGGCGCTCGCGTCGGTAATTGCTGAACATGAAGCGCCATTACGCGCTGACTTACAGCAATACTTCGGCATCGACCTAGACGCGGCTATGCGTGGCGAACACAGTGCAAGACACATCGCGTTGCTCGTCACGCAACTGCCGCAACAAGCGCGTCTTACCCAGCTCGTCAACAAAGACGCAGCGTGGACGTTAAGCGACGTGCTCATGGCGGTGCTGATAAACAACTTCCGCATGTTCGTCTATGGAATGAGTGACCCGAAGAAGCGCGGGCAAAAGCCTGAACTTATAGGGCCGTCATATCTCACGAAGCAGAAGAAAACGCTACCGGCGCGAGTTCTACCAATCGACAAGCTACTAGAAGAACTGAATAAACCAAGGAGGTGTGAATAATGGCAGGTGGTGGAAAAGTTGGCAGCGCGTACTTACTAGTTACGCCGAAACTTTCCAACGATGCAGGCTCAAAGCTTGCAGCGGGTGGCGCTACATCGGGCGCATCTTACGGCGGCAAGTTCTCAAACGCTGCCAAGGGCGCTATCTCCGCTGGCGCTGTCGCAATGGGCAACATTCTCGCAAGTGCAGCGACTACCGCAGCTGCAAACCTCGGTCAAGTCTTTACAGACATGTTCCAGGGCGCTATGGACTTCGAGCAGCTTGCAGGTGGCGTGGAGAAAATCTTTGACCAGGCCGACATTGCAGGCATCATGAACGACGCTAACGCGGCGTACAAAGACCTGAACATGAGCGCCAACGAGTATTTGGCTGCTATCAACCAGACGGGCGCGGCGTTCGCTCAAACTATGGGCGATCAAAAAGGCTACGACACTGCGCGTACAGGCATGAAAGCCATTGCCGACTATGCAAGCGGCACAGGCCGAAACATTGACGAGTTGAACGAGAAGTTTTCACTCATCACGCGCAGCACGTCAAGTTATCAATCCATCGCTGACCAGTTCAGCGGCATCTTGCCTGCCACGTCTAAAGACTTCCTAGAGCAAGCACAAGCGGCTGGTTTCCTGTCTGACAGCTATAAAAGCCTGACAGACGTTCCAATCGCCGAATACCAAGAAGCCGTTTCTAAAATGCTCGAAAAGGGCGTGGCTGACATGGGTTTGGCTGGCAATACCGCAATGGAGTCAGCCGAAACCATGAGCGGTTCACTTGCCATGCTCAAATCGTCGTGGTCGAACTTCCTTGCAGGCATCTTGAATGATGACGCTGACTTGTCGGCGTACTTCGGCGCACTGCTCGAAAGCGTCGGCGCGGTGGTTGCAAACTTCGCACCGAAAATCGGCCTACTTTTCGTGCGGCTTTTCCAACAACTACCGCAGGCAATCTACGACGCTATCATGGCGCTGCCCGATACGATGCTGCCAGCGTTGCAGGCCGTTTTCGGTGAGCAGATGGGACAGGCCATCTCCGACGATATGCGCGGCGCTCTCGAAGGCATACAGGGCGCAATCACCGAGCTATTCGACGGCATCATGTCGGCTGTCATGCCGATAGCCGAAAACCTCATGTCGCTATTCCAGGAAGTCTGGCCTATCATCTCGCAAATCGTCGGGGATGCAATGACATTCATCGGCGGCATCATCGAGACTGTCTGGCCTGTCGTTTCGGAGATTATCGTCGGCGCGATGACAACCATCTCCGGCATCATCCAGGAAAACTGGCCTGCCATCCAAGAAATCGTTATCAGCGTTATGACGGCGATACAAGGCTTCTTGGAGACAGTATGGCCTGCGATACAGAACCTTGTGTCAACCGTCATGGCTGCAATCGACGCTGTAGTGACTACTGCATGGCCTATCATCCAAACGGTTGTGTCCACTGTCATGAGCGCCATCTTGACGGTTGTCCAGACTGTATGGCCTGCCATTCAGGGCATCATTAGCACTGTCGTTGGCGCTATCACGGGCATCATCAACGGACTTAGCTCTATCGTCGGCGTGGTGACGGGCATCTTCAACGGTGTAAAACAAGCAATCACAGACCCGATTGGAACAGCTAAACAAGTCGTTACTGACGCTATCAACGCGATCAAGAACATCATCAACAACGCGCATTTGAGACTGCCGCACTTCGCGCTTCCGCACTTCGTCATCGACGGCGGCGAGATTCCGTGGGGCATTGGCGGCGAAGGTAGAAAACCGACTATCGATGTCCAATGGTACGCACGCGGCGGTATCGTTGACGGTGCAACGCTCATCGGCGCTGGCGAAGCGGGGCCAGAGATGATTCTGCCCAAGTCTGGCGGCTTGATGACCGACTTCGCGGAAGCTGTCGCAAGCCAGGAGAACGACGAAGAGCTGATACGTTGGCTGTCTAGAAACCTCGGCGCGATCATCGCAAACAACGCACCGACAATCTCGCGGCGTGACTTCGATAGGATGGCAAGGAGCGCGATAGCATGAACCAGCTAGAATACTTGCCTGGTATCGCTGGGCAATCGGTGCAGCTTGACGGGCCATCCGCTTTCGTGGGCATCGCGGAAGAAATGCGCAGCCGTGAATGGGACTACGACTTGGGCTACCGCGACTTGGTTACTGCAACCAGGCCAGCGCGGACGGTTGACGTGACGTTTCACGCAGACTATGACACAGCCGACACTTTGCGGCGCGTGGCTGACGCTGACGTTATGGCGCGAACGCCTGGGACGTTCGTAGCTCAAAAAGAATGGAAACAGCGCGGCTACATTCTCGCGTCTGACGTTGACGATATTCACTATGGGCGTTTGTCCACTGGCCTTAAAATCGCGCTGCTGGACGGCGCGTGGTGGCGGCTCGTAAAGCGTTCGTTCATGTCAAGCGGCAGCAGCGGCAGCGACACGTACCTGGACTACCCACATGATTATCCGTATGACTACCAGGAAACGAGCTATACAGGCGGCGTTACGCCAAGCGTGCTCACGCCTAGCGACGTTTATCTAGTCGTTTACGGCCCAGCGGTTAACCCTTACGTGATAGTGGGCGGCAACCGCTACCAGGTGAACGTCACCGTCCCTGCTGGCGGCTACCTCATCGTTGACGGACGCGACAAGACCATCAACCTCACGCTTGCAGATGGCACTGTGCAGAACGTCTTTTCATCGGGCGTTCGCGGCGGCGGCGCGGGTGGCGGCTCGTACATCTTCGAGCGGATACCCGCAGGGACTAGCGAAGTCACCTATGACGGCTCTTTCGGCTTTGACTTGGGATGGTACGAGGAAGAAGGTGAGCCACCGTGGAGCCTGTCCTGATTTATACAGATGCGGCTCACGTTGACGCGGGTGCAATCCAAACCTTCGAGATGGATTTGGCGTTTGGCGCTGATGAGCAGAACTTTGAGATTGCTTTCCCAGCGCCTACGCTTTCTGGCGGCGAGCTGCTATACATCGATGGAACCGAGTACGGCGGCATCGTGGACGAAATCACGCGCAGCACTGAAACCGACGATGTTATCTACATAGGCCGAACTTGGCATGGCATGTTGGCGGGTAAGATTGTCAAACCGCCGACGAACGCGGATTACTACACGCTGTCTGGCGATGCTAACACCTGCATTGCTTCGCTGCTCACGAAGGTTGGATTGACTGATGTGCTGACAGCTCGTAGCATGTCGGCAGGTATCAGCGTCAACTACCAGTTCGACCGTTTCTGTAACGCCTACGACGGACTGCTGAAGATGCTTTCAAGTGCTAACGCGGTTCTGCGCATCGAGCGGCACGACGGCATCACCGAGCTGTGGGCGGAGCCTAGAGTCACCATCACCGACGAAGCGGATTCTGATGTTATGGACTTCGCGCTTACCGATTCAATCCGTGTTCCTAACCATCTCGTATGCGCTGGCGAGGGTGAACTGCAAGAGCGCGTGGTTGTGGACTTGTACGCTGACACTGCCGGGAACGTCTCGCAGACACAAACCCAGTTCGGCGTTGACGAAATCGCAGTCTATTACAACTACTCGAACGCAGACCGCGAAAAGCTAATCGAGGACGGCACCAAGGAGCTGCAAGAGTACCAGCAAGGCGGCGGCGCTGACCTTCAAGTCAATAATAAGGGTGATTGGCACGTCGGAGACTCCATCCAGGTGCGCGACAACAACAGCGGCCTGGTAATCACGTCAACCATTGCGAAGAAGATAGTCAAGGTAAAGAATGGGGTTCTCTCCGTCGATTACGAGGTGGGCAACGCTTCCGCGAAGTCATACGGCGGCGGCGCGTCGGCTGAAACTGCATTGGTCACACCGATAGCCAACGGCGGCACTGGCGCGACAACGGCGGCGGGGGCGCTGGATAATCTAGGACTTGCACGCTCGCAGGCGACTACTGGCTTCACCATCAACAGCACAAATATCAACGCAGTTGGAAATCAGCTTTTCCGCAAACAGGGAAACGTCGTGTTCTTCTACGTGCTCACCACAACGAAAATTAGCTTTGCTGCTGGCGCTACGAAAGAGATTGGGACAGTGCCTAGCGGGTACGCGATGAACACGCGACCATGCTATGTAAACTGCTCTGCGCCAGGTGTGGCTTGGATAGAAGGGCAAACGATAAAACTCAATCCGAGCAACACCATCAATGCAAATACCTCTGTAGCGTTTAGTGTCTGCTTTATTTCTTGATATCTAAGGAGCATCAATGGCAAAAACACCAGGCTTCACAGAATACGTTGACGACCGTGACGCGACAATCACGGCGCAACTGCGCGAGAATGACCCGCGCACCAAATCGGAGTGGTTCGAGGTTGCACGCATCGATTCCAACGGCGTGAGCAACTCGTACCTTTTCAGCAAAGCCAACTACCAGAGCTTCAAGCAGCTCATGGCGAAGCATGACAGCGAATTCAACACGTGGATGGCGGGTGCTCAATAATGACCACTGAACTTATCACAGGCCACGCGGGGAGCGCCCACATCAGCGCAGCGGACGCTGGCTGGTTCAACGTCGGCGTTGTGGGCGAGGGCAAGTACGTTCTAGACACGGGGACGCAATTTGCTTGCAACGTGCAGAGCGCCAACCTGGTCACAATCGGCATCGGTGACGCGCTGTTCGAGGGCAGGCACGTCCGAGTGTCGGCTACCGAGAACGTCGCATTGGATAACGGCGCGCAGGACATGAACCGCAACGACTTGATTTGCATCAAGTACGAGTACGCTTCCAGCACGAGCGTGGAGAGCGCCTCTCTTGCCGTCATCAAGGGCACTGCTTCGAGCGGCACGGCAACAGACCCAGACGTTCCCATCGGCAGCATCTTGGAGGGCGCTACGACGGCGTACATGCCGCTTTGGAGAATCCCAATCAGCGGCATCACCGTTGGAACACCAGAGAAGCTGTACGGCGAGGTTCTGTCGCCGCTCGACGGCACCCTGTCGAGGACTTGGGACGTTTCGCAGATCCCGAACCTGCCAGCGTCGAAAACCACAAGTGGGACTTTCGACGTTGCCAGGATTCCGAACTTGCCAGCGTCGAAGATTACCAGCGACACCTTGGCCGTCGCACGCGGCGGCACTGGCAAGACATACGGCTTCACGTGGCAGCAGCTAGGCACGTCAACAGGCGCGACGGCTATCAGCTACAGCCTGACGAATTATTCCGAAGTAATGTTTGCAGCCGTCTCAGGTTCGAAATATCTAGGCTCGGTTGTTCTTCCCAAGGCGCTGCTATCGTCAACTGCTCGTGAGGTATACCTTACGGGTGGCTCGAACGCATCAGCATCAGATGTTTTACAAGGGCGCAGTTTCGCCGTCTCGGCAACGCTGACCAAGGCCACGCCTACAGCGGCGAACGTTGACGGCTCGTATGCATCTGCAACTTGGTACGTGTTCGCAAGGTAGGTGCGCGTGTGGAGCCATTTATAGCAACAATCGTAACGGCGCTAATCTCTAGCGTCGTGGGCGCTCTCGTCGGCGCTCTCGTCTCGAAGCTGAAAACGGCAAAGAAAGCCGTTGACGATGCAAAATCCGAACGCGCAGAGCTAAAGCACATCATGGAGCAGAACATCATCATGACGTGCAGGATGGCTATCTATGACAACCATTTCTCCGTCGATGAAAAGCTAGACGCTTACGAAATCTACCGCTCACACGGCGGGAACCACCAAACCAAGCAATTTATGGACGCGCAGGTTGGCTGCGACGTTGACGAGTACATCGAACGTCATAGAAAGAAGGACTAGCTATGGAATACAAGTTACCTGACAACATCTACAACGTGCTTAAATGGCTCGGCCTTATCGCATGTCCCGCACTTGCCACGTTCTACGGCGTTGTGGCTCCGCTGTGGGGGTGGCCTAATCCCGAAGCTGTAGTTACCACCATCAACGCAATTGGCGTGCTCATAGGCGCTCTGATTGGCTACTCCGCAATCACGGCGAAAGGCCGCGACAATGCCTAGCTTGGATAAGTTCTGCGACCGTATGAGGTATTGGTGCGACGAGGGCAATCTTGGCTATGATCAAATCGAAAGATGGAACATCTGGGAAGGCGGCGAGTGTGATTGCTCGTCGCTCGTCATCCATGCGCTGAATGAAGCAGGGTTCGACACGGGCGATGCTTATTATACGGGCAATCTTTCCGAGAACCTGACGGCGCGTGGCTGGGAACGCCTATGGCCTGATATTTCGTCGGCGCGTCCGGGGGACATTCTGCTTTCGGACGCTAACCACGTTGCAGCCGTCGTTTACGGCTGGGGATGGTGGGCAACCATCGCTGAAGCGTGGTTAGACGAGAACGGCGGCATCTACTACGGCGCATCTGGCGACCAAACAGGCTTAGAGACTCGCACACGCGGCATCTACGACTTCCCATGGGACTGCATTCTCCGATATGAGGAGGAAGAAGAAATCGTGATACCCGAACAGAAACCAGGAACACCAGTCAACAACGCTGGCCTGTTGTACCGTGCCCACGTCGAAACCGCTGGATGGCTCGATGCTGTACATGACGGGCAAACGGCTGGTACAGTTGGCTATGGCGCTCGTCTCGAAGCAATCAAGATTACGCCGCCTGATGGCTGGGAGCTGTGCGTTAAGGCGCACATTGCCAACGTCGGATGGAAAACTTACAGCGGCATCAAGAAGGGCGAGAGCAGCGGCGAAGGCTCGTCTGCCAATGACCCGATTATCGGCAGCGTGGGCAAGTCTCAGGCTATCGAGTGCTTGATCGTCGAAGTGACGAAACGCCCAGACGGAGACAAGCGAAAGCTAAAATTCAAAGTGCATCAGGCAAACGTTGGTTGGCATGAATGGACTGACGAGGGTTACGCATCAGGCTCCGAGGGCATGGGCGTTCAGCTTGAAGCTATCAGAATGGCGCTGGTCTAATGGATACCGCGATTCTCTGCATCGGCGGGTTCGTGTTCATCGCGGCGCTGCTGTCCATGCTGTGCGTTAGGTGGTAAATCATGGGACTACGTAGAGGTACAACGCCAACTATCCCGCTCACAGTAGATTATGACTTGACGGGGTTCACCGTGTACGTGACAGTGCGCAGCGGGGGGCATGAGCAGACGTTCACCAACGAGCGCCTGACGATTGAACCAGGCGAGAGCACGTCAATCAACGTGTCTTTAACGCAAGATGAAACGCTTGCATTAGATGTGGGCAACGCTGAAATACAAGTGCGTGCCATCAAGGACGGCGCGGCAATCGCCACGGACTCAAAGAGCATCGACGTTGGGCGCATTTTGTTGGACGGTGTAATCGATGAGCTGTAATGTTGCGCTGCATGTCGGAACCGTCGATAACGTGTCACTCGAAGTCGGCGGCGTTGACGTGCAGGCGCTCGAAGTTGGCGCGGCGGTTATCGAGACTCCACCATATCAGGGCGAGTATTCCGTCACGCCTTCTAACGCGGCGCAAACGCTGTCCACTGCCGGGCGTGCGCTTCGCAGTGACATAACCATCGAAGCGATACCCAGCAACTACGGGTTAATCACGTACAACGGCTCAACCATTACAGTGAGTTAGGGGAGATATGGCTCAAAACGTAATCATAAACGGGGTAACGTATGCCAACGTCCCCGAAGTCGATATTCCGAAGTCAACCAGCGGTACGGCGAAGTTCTACGACACCGCATCGGGTGACGCTGTAGCTGCAAACATTCTCAGCGGCAAAAAGGCGTTCAATTCGAGCGGCGAGGTAACGGGTTCCATGCCGAACAACGGCGCGACGGGCGGCACGATCAGCACGAAGTCGGGAACTGTCGCAATCCCTGCTGGTTTCACCACGGGCGGCACGGTTCAGCTCGGCGGCGTGTCGGATTGTCTGTCGCAGAACATCCTCAACGGCAAGACGATTCTCGGCGTTAGCGGCGAGTTGGTCACTCCGGCTATCAGCCAGGACGGCACGACCAAGATTCTAAGCATCAGTTAGGGGGCGCTATGGCAGATGTTACGCTGATGGGCGCAACCTATCCAGACGTGCCAGCCGTTGACTTGCCATCGACCAATGGGACTGTGAGGTTCTATGACATGAACGAGCTAACTTACGTCGAGACCGTCAACGGCGAGAGCGGCGAAGTAACGTTGGAAATACCGCCGACTATGAGCATCCTCGCTTACGGCAAATCGACGTGGGCAGACTTCATCGCGGCATACAACAGCAATTCGGTTGTTTACTGCCGCGCATCATCCAACAGCAACCCCGCGAGCGGCTCGCAAACCCGTATGGCTTTCATGGCGTATGTGAACAACGAGACAGCGCCTACGGAAGTCGAATTTCAATACTACCGTTCAGTTTCTAGTCATACGGCAACACAGCAGGGCGACCAGGTGTTTGTTTACAAGCTGAACAAGACAAACGGCTGGAGCGTCATCACACGCGAAGCCAAGATTAAGATTGCAGCGGGTAACGGCCTGGAACAGAGCTTTGCGAGCAACACGCTCACAATCAAGCTGCCCGCTGTGACCGCTGCCGACAACGGCAAGGTTCTCGCTGTGGTTAACGGCGCATGGGCGGTTACGAGTATTTAGGTTTTGCGCTCCGCTTCGGCGGGGCGCTTTTTTTGTTTTCACGCGGCAATTTTTGCACACGTTTTGCACACGCAACAAAAAAGGCCACAGCGTTTAAGCGTGTGACCTGCGTTTTTAAGTGGTCGGCTGGACAGGATTTGAACCTGCGACCAACTAATATTCAACTCCCACCTGGGCAAACGCTTGCACACGCTTGCACATTCTGGCATCACGTTTTTGCAGCTCAAAGCGCAAAACACGCAAATGACCGTGAATCGAGATTGAATCGGTTGCACATTTTTTGCACACGGCGTGTGCTAACTCCATGCACACGCCACGGCTTGTGCAACTTGCGACAAGTCATCATGGATATATATCTTGGCGGGTTCGATGCTCGACCATCCTGCGTAAGTTTTCAAGTCGAACGGTGACATATGCCTAGCCATCATCGACAAGTTAGAGTGTCGTATCTGGTGCAGCGTCAAGCCGTCATAGCCTAGTTTCTTGTCCATGCCGTTGTGCTTGCTGTCTCCGCTCCACCATCGCTGTAGAAGCTGTGGACGCAAGATACCGCCGATGGAGTTACAGCATAGCGTCGGCGTTTCATGCCATCCAAGGCGTTCTTTAAGGCGCTGCCATTCTGCGCATTTGTCCACCAAAGCATCAGGCATCGGTAAGGTTCGCACTGATGCTGGGTATTTGGTATCACCGATTGAGCCGTTGCGCTCTTTGATTGCCTGGGTGATGTGGCAGTAACCGCCGACAATCGAGCTGTCCATCAACGCGCAAGCTTCGCTGCGGCGCAAGCCTAGATACGCGATGAAGTAGAGCGCCATCACGCGACCGTCAAGTTGGAGCGTGGACAGTGACGCGATCAATTCGCCAAGTTCGTCGGGCGTGAGTGCCTGTTTCTCTTTCGTATCGGGTTTCGGTGCTTTGATGTGAGCCATCGGATTACGCGAAATGCGCTCATCGTCCGCAGCTTGACGAAAGACAGCGTTTAACGTGATATGGACGCTATTCATCGTTGCGTTGGTCAGTTCGCCGCTTTTACGTGCCGGGTTTTGCTTTATCCATAAGAGCGCGTTTCGCACATCTTCGGGTTTAATTGCCGCTATCGGCAAGTCGGCAAGCGGTGAGCGCATGATAGCGTTAACGTCTCGGCGGTCGTGGGCGATTGTGCCAGGTGCGAACTGTCCCGAATTTTCACGCCACGAGAGCCACAACGCCATGTAAGACGCGAGAGTGTCCGAGTCTGGGACTTTATCCATGTATTCAGCTTTGAAAGCTTCTAGGGCGTTTGAAGCGTCGGTGTATGTGCCGTGGACTACACGTGATGGGCGCGTGGCTAGTCCTTCCACGTTGAGCCATAACCGCCACTTGCGGCAGCGTGAGCGCGGCTTGTTGCGTTCGAGTGCTTGTATTGTGGCTGACTTGACGCGCATTAATCGTCAATCCCTGCGAGATAGTTGAGCGACACGCCTAATGCATCGGCAATGAGCAACACGCTTTGAAAGCGCGGGTCTTTCGTCTTGCCGTTCACGATATAGGCGATATTCGATGTAGTCATGCCCGTCATTCGAGCGAGGTCAGCTTGAGTGATGCCGCGCTTATCCATTGCGTACTGGATACGTTCAGAAAGTTTCTCGCACATAATGCCCTCGCTTTCCCTCGCTCAAAAATTTTAACAAAAAAATTGAGTTCTTGCCGCAATTACTCAAAACTTCGAGTAAGATGGTATTACTCAAAACTTCGAGTAATGGGAAGGGGGTGCAACTTTGAACGAGTCAGCACGTAAAGCCATCGATATGGCTATCGGCTATTTCATGGTCGAGCGGGGCATCACCCGTGGGCGCATGGCTGAGCTAATGGGCATGAGCCGAAACACGCTCAGATGGAAAAGGGAAGGGAAATATGACTGGACGTGGTCAGAAATTCTCCGACTGTCTGAGCTAACAGGCAAGACTCCAAACGAACTAGCAGGAATCACCAAGGCCGCATAGGTCTAACCCATCTTTGCACTTTGACAGACGAATAGCGCAATTGAATAGCACTACGAGCGCGGAACCATACCGTAAGCAATACCCGCGATGACGCACCTGCGCAATAGCGTCAAAGGTTGCATGAGCTGTGAGCAACAAAGCAGGGACGCGCTTTAGCAATTCGAAAGGACAGTCAATGGATGACCTTTGGACGGTTCGGCGCTTTTGCCGATGGAAATACAACCTGCCAGACGGCACAGAGCCGAAGAAAAGCCAAGTTAACACCGTGTCGAAGCTTTGCCGCGATGGAAAGCTGCCAGCCGTGAAGCTGTGCGGTGAGTGGCGCATCGACACATCGGAAATCTTAAGGGGGTTAAAGCATGACTAGAAACAAAGCGGCGCGGAGCAGTTGCAGCTACTCACGCGCCAATGTTCCGTCCATGCGTTCGGACGGCGCAATTATAGCACGTGACGTGCTCACAGCCGTTGCCGGCGTTGCTTTGATCGTCGGCATACCGTTTGTGATGGCGGTTTTGAAGCAATGGGGGTGGTGGTAGTGAAACACTCACAGAACGCCTGGGTTCTAAATCAGCTTGAAAACGGGCATCGTCTTAGCTCACGTAACGCTGTCATCGAGTACGGCATACAAGACCTTCCAAAGCGCATCTCCGAACTGCGCACAGCGGGAAACCGCATCGAGTCGGAGCGCGTTGACTATCGCTATGCGGATGGTCGGCGCACACATTGGAATGAGTATTGGATGGCATCATGATACAGAGATTCACCATCCAAGGCCGTTTCCCGTCACTGAACGATTACGTTAGCGCGGAACGTGCTGACCGCCGATTCGGTGCAAGCATGAAGCGCAAGGAAACGAAACGAGCAGCAGAAGCAGCCGAGCATCTAGCGAAGTTCACCAATCCCGTCATCGTTACGTTCAAGTGGATTGAACCGAACATGAGACGCGACATTGACAACATCGCATTTGCTCACAAGTTCATTCTTGACGGCCTGGTTTCGGCGGGTGTGCTCGAAGGGGACTCTAGAAAGTACGTGATAGGACTTCAAGACGAGTTTCCCGAACCTGACCCAGATAACCCACGGGTTGAGATAACCATCATGGAGGTATAAATGCAAAGAGACTTCAACGACGTTGAGCGCCTTGCGGTGGCTCAAACGTTCTTTAAGCTAGCTGGTGAGCTAGTGGACACTAAAAACCCTGACTCACTTAGAAGCGCGGTTGATCGTGGCTACAAGGAGCTGTACGAGCGCACAGGCTCCAAGAGTTTCGACGTGATGCTTGATGGGCAGCAGGTAGGCACCTACTCGCTGAAATTCAGCAAGCCGAAACCCGAAGAGACGCGCCAAGTTTTCGAAGTCAACGACTACGAGAAACTTGCGCGGTGGTTCGACGGCCTGGACGCTGGCACGATAGCCGACTTCGCCGCCGACAACCTAGCGCAGTTCGCAGAATGGGCGCTCAACAAGACGGGC